TTGTTTTCACCGCGCAAAGTTGCGAGCTTGCGGCGCATAAGCTCCATATCAATTGACATTATTCAATTTCTCCTTTTGTGAATAAAGTATAACACACCCAACTTTAAGAGTCAAGTGTTTTTTGTTCTTGTACTACGTTTGTGTGGGCAACGCAGAACCCAAAATCTTCATGTTCAGTTTCGTAGATAGCATAAGAAATTTTTCTAAAAGCATTTTTTGGCTTTTCCTTAAGCATCTCAACAAGCTTCTTGTGCAACCCTCCTTCGGTTGCTAACTTTTTCTCATTTATACATATATAATAACACAGTTCTCTGGGGGTGTCAAGGTCAAAAAGCCATTTTTCTTCGAGATTCTTTATATTAAGCATTCCAATGGTTCTAATACGATTAATTTCTGCTGGTTTCGATACTTGGCCAATTTCAGGGTCCGAAAATTCAAAATAATTTAAATAGTGTATGGCTGAAAAAATAGAATTATTTAACACATCATAATATGTCTTAATTGGCACTTCGCCTAATACTTTTTCAAGATGCAAATTCGAGATCAAAGTAATAGAACGGAACAATCCTGATCTAGCATATTCTTGAAGAACACCAAACGTAATTTTTTCTAATGTTCTAGGCGTGCCTGTTAAAAGATCTGTGTCGGGCCTTATATAAAAAAGATCTATATTTTTATTTTTAATTTGCTCTAAAATTCCAAGCACATAATTAGAACTTTTAGAAGACCCCATCACAAAAACCTGTACTCTATCTCTGATGTCCGCAAAAAATTTGCTTAAGTCGGGAATATTATCTTCATATTCTTCTGGTTTCTCGAAACCTTCTAGCTTAAACATAGAAGCCGTATTTCTCGTTACTCTGTTGTTTAGTAAATATACTTCATAGTTCTCTGTGCTAGAAAACTTTTCTGCCATGGCTGACGCCGCATTACCAATACCGATTACTGAAATCATAATTTTAACTCTTTAAGATCGTAATAATTTTTACCGCAAGTTAAATTAACTAAAAACTTATCTAGTTTGTTGTTTGCAAATATCTCTTTAATTTCTGGGATTAAGTTTCGTTCGTCATTTGCCAAATCAATAACAATCTCGTCATGTACAATATGAGATATAAAAGACTTTTTATCTTCTAAAAAAGCGTCCAAGCTATCGGCGCGCTCCATCACTAAATCAGCAGTTGTGCTCTGAATTAAATAATTTAACGCCTTTCTCTTGGAGACTGGTATTCTGCGTTTAAACTTTGTTATAATATAACCTTGATCATACCAATTGTCAAGTAGTTTTTCGCGGTGATAAATATTAAATTCGTCATCGGCTGCTTCGGGATTATAGAGCCATGCAAAAAATCTTGTTTTTGCATCTTCTCTTGTTAGCCCTCCCTCAATGAGATTCTTTATATGCCATTGATGTACGTCTTCCTGTGGCTGCTGTTCGCCTGCTAATGCAATGAAGGTTCGAACTTCTGCAGCGTTATAATCAAGAGACAAAAACCATTCATTATGGGGCTTTAAAAGCTTTCGAAATTCTTTTTGAACCGTTAGTATGGGAAAGCTTTCTGAATAGGTTGTGAGGCGTCCTGTGACCGTTCCGAAGAGATTGTAGTCTATATATCGAGGCCCTTTTAGGAGTGTCTTTACTCTGGTTGAATTTCGGGATGAAAGATGCAAATTTTTGCACTCTTCATTGTTTAAATTAAGATTCTGATATCGTATCTTGTGTAAGAGCTTTTGGATATTGTTTAAGTGTTCATAACATCCGGGCTTTTCGTAATTCTCAAAAACATGTTCTGTTATTTTATTTTTAATCTCGCAGAATTCCTTAAGAAAATCTTCAGGAACAAGATCAAAAATACAGTGGTCTCGCATGTTAATCTTTGCTATTTGAAATGACTTGATATACGCACGCAGTCGTTTCTGTGTCTTTTTTAATGTTTCTTGGAGTTCTGGTGGGCACACTTGATTAAGGGCCCGGCCCTCGCATAGTAGCCATGCATATTCAATATTCATGTCAACAAGTGAGCCAGAATATTTCCATGTTTTTGTTAGATCTTGAGGAAAATTATCATAATGGAGTTTTCCCTCAGTGTATGTTCCAATGCATTCAGATTTATCGTCAATCGTTTGAAATATCATTCTCTACCGCTTGTATGTGTTTATTAATATAACTCATCGAGCCGCGATAGTCAAATGGTTTATTTAAAATTCTTTCAAAAACTAAAAGTGCCTCACTAATGCCAGAACCAATTGCCAACTCTACGCAATCATCAATAAGAATATTTTGCTCAGCTTCTTTAAAATTAGTTTCTTCTTCCAAAAATCTCATTTTGCAGTAAAGCTTTAAAAAATACTCTTCAGGATACTTTTTAACTAATTGTTCTTTGGTATAAGTTTCTGGATATACTATTTTTGTTACAATATCACAAATGGGTGGGCCCCCGGTAAGGGCCCGGTTTTCTCTTTGTATAAATTTATCCAGCTTAATTCTATTATATAGGCGTAATAAAATATATTTAAATCTAGCATACCCTTCATCATGGGGTGTCTCGAACGCATAGTTTAATATTCCATCGGTTGTTCCCATGCCATATTTAGCAGCGTATTCTGTCATAACCGGACCCCCAATATCGGCTACTAAGCGCCACGGAATAAACTGGTCAACCATGAAACCATAATTACTACAGGCGTTAACAAAAAAATCCCAATTTTTGCTTTCCCAAAATTGTTTTGTTTTTTCCTCATCGTTAGATGGGCTTAAATCTGCAATTTCAATTACTAAGCCCGAACAAGTAACAGGAGCATGGCGACTTTTAATATATCCGGACATTGTAAAGGCATATTGGGATAGTGAATTCTCTAAGAGCGGTATTAAATGTTGAGTAAAATCATCAAAATTTTTTACTTTAATTTGTTCCGCTTTAAACTCAGCCGCCAAAGAAAAGAAATAATCATTTAAGTAATCATCATAAAGCTTAAAGGGATCTTCATATGTTTTATAAATTTGCAAATTACTTAAAAATGGATGCGCTGTATCAATCTTTCCACTAAATGAAGATTTTTTAAATTGCTGTGCTAAATCTTCAAATGCGTCAACAACAAATGAATGGGCCGAATTTAAACTTTTTTGTGATAGCCCAGGATCAAAGCGTCGAAAAGACCCATGGAGGGTGTTAGGGTCGCGACTAAATCGCGGCACAATTGGAACATAAAATCTATTAACTCTCCCATATAGATATTTTTCAGCATTATTAAAATCAATTATATTTTCATGTGCATGGCTTTTAAATGCTATGTATTTATAATAGCCTCTTTTGCTAAAAAGCCCAATTACAGTTTCTGGTTTGTCACTAATAAAATCTGCCATTTTAATTTACGGTGTCGGAACTTGTCCGCCTCCTTCGGGGACGATGGGGGGCTCGTCTACTGGGGTCCCGGATGCGTCTGCAGATCCCTGTGTAGATTGTGCTGGGATGTGGGTCCAATTATTTATTGCGGTACTGCATTTTGATGCGCCTTCTATGTCTCCCGCGGCTCCTCCCGCAGTAGAGCCATCGCCGCTAACCCTACTTGCATCATCCGCTTGTTCTAAACTCGCAACCCATTTAGCGGTAATGCTTGTTTCTGCTTGTCCTATTCCAAATTGGGTTGTAGAACGTATCACCATATAATAACCACCAATTCCAAATTCAGTTATATCATATGTTTTATTGCCATCAGAAAAATATCTTGTATTTCCAGGTGTCCATCCTCGGGGGTCTATGTAAATATAACATCCCGGAAACATTTGAGGAAGAGCATATGTAACAATCTCTGCATCAAATGTCTCACGAAGTTGGCGCAATCCATCATAGCCATCTTGTTCGAATCTAACCTCTGGTAATCCTGGCGATGTAGTTTTCGTAAGTCCTATGGTTTTAACCATTCCGTGTGAAAGCCCTGTTTGGAAATGAAAAATACCATTTTCAGTATCTTCCATAAACTCACCATTCATATGTTCTCGGGGCTGCACTCTGCCGGCATGATATACTAAATAATTATAATTATCTTCGGGTTTCAATGACGTTGGCCTCCCGGGTGCTGGTCCTGAGATATTTAATACTGGCCGGATAGGTGAAGGAAAAGTTTCTTTTGAAATATGGAGCGGTACATATTCCGCAAACGTCTCTTTGGGGTGCGCTTTCTGGAGAGCCATGCGAGCTTCATACATATGGATATAATTAGCAGTAAGAGTATCGCACCCCATTGTATTATAATCGCTCAAAACTGTCTGAGTGTTCCTTATCTTTTGTTTAATAGGATATTTAAAACAAGTATCATCGTTCAAAAAATTACGAACAAGCAAATTAAAAAAATCGTTTAAAAAGTTAGGGAGCGTATATACAGTTTGTTCTTTCTTTAATAGCTGATCTGTTAGCCATTCCATAAAATATTTTACTGAAATTGGAATTAATGCAAAGTTAATTTCTTTTGACTGCGCAGCGTTTGCTGGATTAATAATTTCAAGTGGGCCCAATACTGCTCTAAATTGTTTAAATTGATCTGCGAATTTTCTAAGCTTGTGTACCTCAAACTGTATATCACAGTCGGTAATAAATGTAGGTAGCCGGGCTTCGTCAATAGATGAAAGCTGATCAGGCATCTGGGATAGGTATTCGGAGATTCCATCTAAAATAATATCAACAAGGTCTCCAACATAAAAAAATGGGAGATCTGTGTTATCCATGTTATTGGCTACGTGCGTCAAATATCGAGCCTGGGCATCGGCCCCTTCCTCTGACAAATTTGTGCCGTTGGAGCGCCGGGTGATCGCGTTGCGCATCTGGCGCCGATGTCGGATGGTTTCCTCCGTGGAGGGATTCCACACACTCGACATGTTGCCTGGGGCGTATGGGCCGCGGCGCCGCCAAGTTGTTAATTGATCATACGACATTCTTGCAAAATGGATCATTTTATTGTCATATAATTTTTGTAATATTGTTTGTAGACTTTTGAGTTTGTCTTTTTTAATTGATTCACCCTCCTTTTCTTTAAACTCTTCAACTTTTTCGTCTTCACAAACACTACGTATCTTTTGAAATTGAAGTTTTCGCATAACGGCGCGTTCGGCAAGTTCTATATCAGTAAAAATATTAAAACTAGGTGAATCAAAAAAATCTTCCACATAGGCTAAATAATTTATTGTAAGAGTTACTCGACCCTGGTCATCAATTTCAAAATTATGAATCGTAGGAGTTAAATTTAATGTTACATACGATACATCAATCGCTTCTTTGATACCCGGTTGCTCTGCTTGCGGGTTATCAATCAAATCAAAATAATCTAAATCATCAGATGTGTTTAAACTTTTCCAGCGTTTCTGGTGGAAAAATACACTTGTCATTCCCGAGGCGGGTGGGGCCCACCCAACAACGGCTTTAAGCCTAAATCGAAGTTTACTTAATTCGTCTTCATAGGCCGCTATATTATTAGGATCCATAAGATTGTTTGTCTCATCATCAGGAAGACACTCTCCTTCAATAGCCTGTCTAAGGGCGGTATCTTTCATGGTGTTTCCAGTTTTAAGTGCTAAATCAATATAACGATATCCTCCTCGATCTCTTAAAAGTTCTTCAAAATCATTAGCAAATATTTTTAATTCCGCTTTAATGCTTTTTTTGGCTGCAAATGGATTATGGCCATCGTATGTAAAGTTAAAACTTTGTATACCAGCGCCAACGCCGCGTTTTTCTCTAGTTTGAAAAAGTTCTATATCTGATTTTAAAGGTGTTAATGGGGCCACTCGTTGAAGTGGGCTAAAATCTGTTATATACGAGTTAAAATTAAACTCTTGCTCAGTCAGAGATTCGTTTCCGTCTTCATCTTCATGTGTTTGAAGCTTAAAAAGTCTTATCATGGGCTGCAAAGCAGATAGTTGGGCCGGGGAGATCCCCCAAAGATTTCGTAGTTTAGGATTTTGAGTGAGTAAGTTTAAAAATCCAAAAGGCGGGCCGTCTAAGGCAATGTGCGCATTTCCATCATATCCCAAAATTGGATCCTGATCGCCGGCATCAGGTTCCCATTCTGAAAACCGCCTTTCACTTTGCGGTGCATAAGGAAGACGTTTCCCAATCGTACCATCGATATTTGCTCTTTTATAGTCTGTTAATTCAAATATGCGCGAAAGAAGATAGCATTGCTCTCGATAGGGTGCTGTTTGATATTCGCCTACTACCAACGCAGTCAAAGCTTCAGCGTCTCTACTTGCCTGAGCTTGCGCCGCTCTGATTTCATCAGCCCGCTCCGCGATGCGCGAGAGATCACCTCTGTGCATATCTGTATCGTGACAACTTACCAAAATGTAATTTGCCATAAATGCAATCATCTTTTGATACATTTCATCGGCAAGCTGATATGCTGTTTTTCCAGCATGTCGGGAGATGGGTACTCTTCCGGGGCCCGGCATGCCTATCGCGGTTGAGGGGAGCGCATAATAATCCACCGGGATCATGACACCTTGATCGCCGGGCCTATTATCTCCATAAAATGATTTTATAAAAGCGTCAGACTTAGCGTCGGCTAAATCTAAAGTTAGCTTTAGGGCGTCCATAAATCCATTAGCTGTCCACATAGGCCCGCCTTCGTTCTCCCATCTGGACCGGTCAGAGACGGGCTTATATGCCATGTCGTTCACAGAAGCGTTGTCCAGAAAGCGAGCTTGGCGCACATCAGTGCCAAAAAGTTGTTGTTTTCTATTGGGCACCTCGTCGCGGCCTGTGAGGCCAACTGAATCGTATTGCTGTGAGCAGATCCGGGCCACGTAAGCAGCATAAGAAGGAAGGGCGCCTTTTGAATCGCTAATCTGCTTTGCAAATGATTCTTTGTATGGAGATTTCGGGACACCGCCGCCTTTATAGCACTCCATCCACAGCTGTTTCCATCCTGAATTCCGAATAGGAGTATCTTCGGAGCCTTGCTCGGCGGCCGCGCTAGTTCCCCTTTTATGGCGTTCTTCAAGGGCGGCTCCAAAAGCTTTTAAAAATCGATAATAGTGGATCCACAATTTTTGTGCTGGATTATTGTCATCTAGGGCGGTGCCAATGCCGAATCCGCCGCGGCCATCTGAACCAAGGCCTGCAGCTATTATCTCTGCATCAAGGGTCAGAGTTATGGGGGCAGATGTGCCCTCGGCTATTCTTGTCAATGCTTGTATTAATTCAGTCTTGGCCATAATTTTTTTCTATATGTTTAGCGCGCTCAATAAATTTTCGAGGACTAAGGGAATAAAAATAGTGGCGCCAGTATATATGTGTGCCTCAGTGGGGTATCCATTGTACCATGCAATCGCCCACCAATATGAAGAATCTCCGTAATATTGATAAGATAAATTATATAGTCTGTCTCCGTACTTCCAAATATGCGCTGTAGACCGCACGCTCTGGCGTTGTGCGGGTGTTGGGTGGTGAAGGACAGGGGTTTCATAATGTATTATTTTCTTGACCTTTCGTGACTTTCGAAGAGGCTCATAATATTCACTATCATTACCTAATGTGCGCGTTTTTGTATATCTTGTGCTCATAATTATTCTCTATACGGGTTCGAGGCCGGGGCCGCCGGAGTAGTCATATTGCCGTTGGGAAGTAACCCCTTCTGTTCCCACGCGGGTTCCACGCTCTTCCGCGACGGATTTGCGGATCCGTCTCGATTGTCGGGCTTGGCGACGGAGTTGCCCACGACTAAGTTCGGGAGCATCTACGATGTTTACGTATGGCCCTGGTTCAGCCAGCCCACCGCCGCCGGCCGCTGCCTCGGCCAGACTGACAATTGCGTCCGATGGGCGCGCGCTGCCGGGTTGATCGGCGTCATTGATGGCTTCTGCGGCCGCGGCGCCGTCCCCGGGGGCGTCCTGGGCTGACTCAGGCAGCTGCTCATCCTGGGCCCATTCTTCTTCTACCTCGTTCAGTATTGCTGCCTCGTAGGCGGTGGCTGCTGCAGCGTTCGAACGTTTTTCAGCGATGCCGGCGCCGGCGTCAGTCATATTATACGGCCATGATGGTGCCATGAACTCATCATTACTATTCCAACCAAGAGGCCTTTCATGAAGCACTGAAAAGTCCATATTAACATCAATCAATCTGGGGAGGATCCCCAGGTCTTTGTCTTCTATTACTCCTTCGGCCGCGTCTAAGTTATAGTTTACAACAAGATTACTAATAGCACCTAAAGTTCCTTGCCTAGCGTGGGCTTGGTCTTTATTCATGCCTGCCGCCTTCGAAAGAAAATTAACTACTCGCAACCGTACTAATGGCGAATTTGAAATATTTTGTGCATAGGGGGCTCCTAAATTTTCAGGGCTGAGAAACTGATCTTCATAATTTGGATATAAAAAACTAATTAATTTTTGAACATCAGCTAGATTATCCATTGCATCTTCAGCAGAAAATGCCGGTATCTTAAAAGCCAGTGTAACTTTTCTTGTGGTGTTCTTAAACATCATAATGGGATCCATTCGCCCATATACTGCTTCAGACGACCAATCACTCATAAACGACTCATTAAAAGCCATAATAAAGGCCTTAAATCGTACAAAATTTCCGCTGCTCTCGTGATAAAACGAAACTGCTTGGCCTGATTGTTTAAGATTAGTACTACCATCAGGAGGCGTAAAGAGTGGGTTCTCTTCTAGTCTTTGTCTAGCTTCATTCGCTGGCGTCCAGTTCTCACGATCTCCACCGCTGCGCAAGGCGGCATCCTCCTCCGTATTACCGGTTGGGGATCGCAGGTAATTCCATTTAGCGGTCATTATTTTTCTCCTATGTTATTATCTACCCGGGGGAGGGGGCGCAGAATCCAAGTCCCAGGGCTTCCTGAGTTTTCTGATCAATGCGTCCATCTACAATTCTAATTACTTTCTTATCTATTTCTTCACTCCCAATATATATAGGAATTTCTAAATTATATGTTTGAGATGCCGCTGCGGCTGCTGGGGCACCTGCTCCTGCGGCGCCGGCACCTGCTGGTGCTCCCGCTGGTGCGCGTTCGGTGGGACTTGATTGTCCCGCAGTAGCAACTGCATTGGCACCAATTGCAATAGCCGTAGTCTCCTGGCCGAATACCGCATGCATCCCTGTGATGGCTGAAAACATATTAGACCATTTCCATGCGTGTTGTGCACCCTCTGCCATGGCCTTAGCAATTGTTTCAAAAGAAACCGCTATGCTGGCCATGGCTTCCTTTTTTTCAGCCATCTTGTCTGCAGCACTATTTATGGCATCAAACTTGGCTGTTTCGTCTTTTTTGCCGCGCAGCCAATCAAAAGCCATGCTCAGACCTCCCCACACGAGCGCTACCCCTGCCAAAGCTAACCCAAGCTGAAAGACGGCTGTCGCCAATCCCCCAACGGCTATAGCGGCGGTGAGGGCGGCTACGCTTGCCGAGGACATCAGCCACACTGTCGCCACAAACGCAGCACCGAAGAAAGCGACTGCGGCGGCGGCAGGCCACGCAGCGTCTCCAAGGCCCGAAAAGGCTTTAACAATTTGTGCTATTCCGAGGGCGGCGGCGCCGACGCCGGCGCCGACAAGGAGCATGGCAAGTCCAAACGCAACGGTACCGAGGGATGCTGTATTCATGGCCCCAACCATGCCGGTCAGCGGTGCTGTCGCGCCGGCGGCCGCAGTCCCTGTGAGACCGAGAATGCCGGCAATGGGCGATAATACTGTTGCAAAGCCCGTGATTATCAGAGTCAGGCCCTTAATGGCAAATAAAATACCTCCAACCCATAGCAGAACCTGACCTGCGGGGCCCTCAAGAAATTCAGTAAGTGCAGTAGTTATATCGCGAATCTTTGCGATCCAGGGCTTCATAACATCTACAAGCTTAATCAATGCCATCTTTAGTTCTGTTGTAACATCTAGCATATCTTTAGCTAGTTCTGCTTGCTCTTCATAATCTGCCGAAACTTTACCTATACTATCATCCAAGGAATTATAATTACCCGACATCATTTGGGCTAGATCGCCTACATCGCTTAATCCTAAAGATTGAGTATAAAACTTTCTTTGATAATAAGACATATTATCGAAACTTAAACCTGTATCTAAAAGAGTATTTCTTAATGTTTCAAATCTCTCAACAGGATCAGTTTCCATCATCATATCCATCGCATTTACAAAGTTGCCACCGAGTGCTGCGTTAAGATTACCAGCCATCTCAGCAGCACTTTCAAAAGTATCAAATTTTTCTGTCAGGGCAATAAGTTTTCCCATCTCCATACCAGTGATCTTAGAAACCCTTGCTAAGCCTTTAAATGCGCGGACTCCATCAGAACCTAACTTGGACAATTGGCCTCCCAAATTAGCAAATTGGCCGGCGATCTCTGCGGGTGCTACTCCAATCTCTTTAGCTAAAGCATTTAACTCCATCGCATTCTTTCCTGCTGCGGTACCGCTCATCCCAAATGATTTCGTTGCTATTTGCATGCCCTGGGCAGCGTCTTGTGCACGAACACCGTGCTGTTCAAGCATTGAAATCGTTTTGCCTATCTCTTCGCGCTGGCCCTTCGATTGGAATGTAAAGTCGGTATAAGTGGACCGGAGTTCCTCGTAACCGCCGGCGGCGGCCTTGGCTGTAACGTTCAAGTCACGAGTTGCTTCATATACATCTGTAACTTCGCTCGCAAATGCCGCAGAGGCGCCGGTGGTTTTTCTAAATCCAGACTCCATGGTTTCTAATGCGAAGACTGTGCTAATCATCGTATCCATAACCTGCTTAAATGCGCCCTCAAGAATGCCGGCGGCGCCCGCCAACAAGCCCATGCCCTTGCTCTCGCCCATATTTTTAAGCGCCTCTTCCATACTATCCATATTAAAAAGAGTATTTTTGCTGAGGTCCGCGGTTATTTGAAAACCCTTTGATAGGTTAGAAGAAGCTTTATATTGCCCCTTCAAGACTTCAAGAATACTTCTTTGGGTCTTTTCAATTTTTTTCAGTTCAGCAAGGCGCTTTTTTTCTTCTTCAGTTAGGGTTTTGCCTGCGCGTGTTTTGGCTTCCGCTAGCTCAAGTAAATTTTCATCAAGTTTTGTTTGATGTTCGACCAACTCAACCCGACTCATGCCTTCCTTGTTGATGGCTACTAGCTCTCGTCTTGTCTTTTCTAAGTCCTTAAGTTGGTCTCTAAGGCGCTCGCTAGCCGCTGAAATGGCATTTTCCCAATCGGCCTGTCCCGCCATTTGCGCTTCAACGTATTCAAGTTGTTTTTGGCTTAATTCATCAAGTCGGTCGGCTGTTTCTCTTCCAGCGGCGCCCAAAGCCTTAAGTCTATCAAGAAGTTCAGGGGTAATAGTATCAGCCATTGTACAATCCTTATTAAGCTTCTATAGTTAAATAGTTTTATAAAAAAAAAGGATAGCTATAGCTATCCTTTATCGGGCGATTCGAAACCTGGGGGAGGTGTGGGCTGATTAAGCGGCGTCAAGGTTTGTGATTGACCGGATGAGGAGGAATTACGGCTCTCTTTCGTCGCGTCATTCTCCATTTGGAGCTGCTTAGATAATCTTTCAACAAACCATTCGCGCAATCCAATGGGTAAATTATAAGCTTCTGAAAATGACCAGCCACCCGAGTATTTTAAATAAAAAAACTGCTCATATACATTTTGCATGTATTCATCGGTCAGGCCAAAAAAAGTCCGCGGAAAGCGGAACCTCCAAGTCGACTTCGTGGTTGCACTCTTCACAAATAAAATTTTGCGTTAAATCAATGTCGGGGGTTGATAGCCGATAAGCCGATCTTAAATATCTAGAATCTATCGATGGAATATTATTAACTAAATATGATATTGCCTCTGAAGAATCGTTGTTGTTGACAGCTACAATAATGTTTCTTAATTGTCTTGTTACATTGCGATCTTGTTTTTGTTTACGGTCTATTTCCAAACCATCAAGAAAGCGTTTTTCATCGGCGCCAGTAAGTAATCTAAATGTTACTGTAATTTCTGTTTTTGGCAATACTACATCAAATGTTCCATTTTCATTGTCTGTAACTTCCATATTAGCTGCAGGGCCGCCATTATATATTTCTGCGGCATTGAGATCGAAACTATATTGCTGAACTGTTCCGCAAGCAGGACAAGTTACTTTTGTATCATAATCATTGCCATATCCGGCTGATCTTGTAGCGATAATTATTGCATTTCTATCGCCAACTAATAGAGTATCAGGATTAATTGATTTATCTATAATTAAACTTCGAATTACACGGTCTAATGCAATACCTTTTTTAAGGAGTGTTCTAGAAGTCAGCATATCTTCTTCTTTTGCTGTCATGTGACGAATTTCAATGGTATCAACGCCACAAAGAGGGTGTCCTTCTGGATAAAACCTTCCTTGTGATGGTAGTTCCACAAATTCAGTAGGTACTACAAACGCAAATTGCTCTATATTTTCGTGTTGGCTTTGTGCCACTTGTTGCGGTGGGGGCGAAGCATCTTGGTGCTGCGTGCCTCCCACGCGATCTCTATTTCTTGACAAATTTCACCTCTTTATCGTATTTTGTCTATTATGATGCGCGCGTATCGAAGAATGTCGAAGCGCCCATGTTTGGACCCACAGAGCCGGCAGTCTTGGTCTCTAGGCGCGCCCAATCATACTTAAGCTCTATATCAACTGTCGATAATTCATCGTTACCATATTCAAGAGTGTCACCAAACTTAACATCTGTGATCCAGGAATTCCAAAGGGTCCATTCTTCAAGTATCATGCCGTCTGCGTCTAGTTGCTTAACCGTTACGATACCCATAGAGCCCGCGGCCTTGGCCTTAGACATTGTGGTAAGCGAATTGGGAGTCGAAGGAGGTGTATAACCGCCTTGAACTATAAAGTCAGCTACTGTGGCTGCTACATCTGGGACCACTGGATCTACCAAGCTTATGGAAATCGTGTTCCAGGTTACGGAACCAGGATAATAAAAAGTGTGGTTTAAATATTTGTGTTCTGCTGCTGCAATTGCAAATGATGGTTTGGCTGCTGTTTTGGCAAACCAAAGCAATGGGCCGTCACTCGACCTCAAATTTGAAAATTCAACTATAAATCTAAAATTTCTCTTTGGATCTTTTAAAGTTGTATCTTCACCAAAGTTTTTTGCCCAAAACGCCATAATGTGTAGCTCCTATCTAAACTTAATTAGTGTATCGAGGAAAAATCTCCTCCTTTTAATCATCAAACGATGCTCCTGTGGATGCGATTACAAAGTCAATCGCGATGTATTCAATTGCTCTCGCTGGTTTAATCATAATTTTTGCATACATAACATTTTGATCAATTAAGTCGGGAGTTGTTGTGCTCTCGTCTAAGATTAACCTATAGTCTGTAATACCAAACCCTGTTAAGACATTTGCTAAGAATGGCTCTACAAGACCTTTAAACCTTGTCCATGTTGCTTGAACATTTTGTTCAAACAGTATTTGAGTAGAAAGAATAGAAATCTGCTTCTTAAGATAGATAACAAGTCTCCTTACATTAATTCTATCAAGCGCAGACGGGCGCTCTTGGAGGGTTTTTTGTCCAAATACCACGATACCACTAGAGGGGAAAGAGGCAATTGGATTAATTCGAGCTTCATAAAGAACATCGCGATCTTTAGAAATTAGCCGTTCTGTTACTGCGGTAACTGGAATGCCCGCGGCCCCTTCACTAAGGCCGCCTCGGTTAAATCCTGCTGGAGCAAACCAAATATCAGATGCTCTTTCGGAGCTTGCCAAAACGCCAAGCATTGCAACAGAAGGTGGAATCCACAGCAATCGTCCAGAAGCATCAGAAGTCTGCACCCATGGATAGAATGTACATCCATAACTCGAATCAATTCTTCTATCGCGCAAAGCATTTGCCGCCAATGTTGGCGTCGTGGTGATTCTAGCATCCTTTGAACTCTTATATCCCTCATGAGCAGGCGTATATACATCTGGAAGATCAATAACTGCTAACGCGTCTGCTCTATCTTCACATGTATTAACCATGTGTGTCGTAAGGCCGGCCAAGGTAAGACCTGGGGCCGCTAAAAGATTCATGTCAACCTGTTCCGGATCTGACACCGTATCGATTGCACGCTTCCATGTATGATAAACATAGCTATTGGCCTCAGTAGAGCTAGCTCCCATTGCTCCATTATAGACCGGATCTGGTTTTGTAATATCAAATCCGTCAAAACCTCCAAAGAACGGGGCAGTAAATCTATCATAACCAGCATTTAGTAAGTTTACATAGCTGCCACTAGTTGCCGAGGTCCCGAGTACTCTTGAGCCAGATTGATAATAATATTTTGTAGAGCTAAGTGCCACTACATCATCAAGTGAGAATACATATGCGAAATCATCAACACCTGCGGTGGTAGCCGCAGTTCCGCCAGCCCCGTAGTCGCCATATAGACGACGATGGAAATCTGCAACACTGCGATCTGACCTTGTAGATGCGGCTGTTCGCGAACTGTCCATACCAAAATATGCGTTTGTTGGGTTGGAGAGACCACCATCAGAAGCAGATACGCGAAGTCGCACAGACGGGAAGGCTAGCGAGCCAGTCATTACCGTAGTGTTGGCACCCATGTTGTTACCGATGGCGACGTTGTTGCCGCCTCCAGAGAGAAAGTTTGCTGCATCAGATCCAATTGCGCCCGTAATAAAGAAATGATCAGGATTCTTTACATAAGAAGATTTTTGGCCATATGAGGCAGTTCCGAAAGCACCCGATACTGTCTTAAATTTGGGTGGCCCAAAATAACCGAAGGGCAACAATATTGCATCTGTACCGGCGTCTTCGACAGCGCTGTCCATCTCAACATAAACGAATTTTGATTGGTTAGGGTACATGCCATACGTTCTAAGTCTCTTGGCCTGCGAGTCCCATTTCGTATATTGATCTCCAATCTTGCGCGCAATAAAGTTTGGCGCGCCTGGATCGAGGGTAAGTTTATCAAATCTTTCCATGACCTGCACTGCACTATCGTCATCGCCCAAAGCTCTAATAACCACAGAAAAAGTACCGTAATCTGTTGCGCTGCTATTTGATTGCCTAATCTGTTCAATTGAGACTTTACAGTTCTTATGCAACCACTCACCATGGCCGCGGCCAATTAAGCGAAAAAGCTTGTGTGCCTGGGCATCATCAAAAGGTACATAAGCTGCAGGAGCAGTTGTGGACTGAGCGACAAACCAGCCGGTTCGCGCTTCGCGGGAAGCTACGCCTCTCATAGCTTGGGGACCACTTCCACCAGAAGATCCACTGCAGATTGCCAAAATAACGCCTTGTGCGTCACCAGTAAGAGAATTATCACGAAGTTCCTGTTCGAAGGACTCACCTAACCAATAATCCTTGGCAGAAGAACTGGGATAAAATGTATTTGCAGCAGATACCAATTGCGGGTTTGTATTACAGGCCTTGCGAATAAAAGTTTCGCTGTTGTCGTCAAAACCAAATTTAATAGTATCTGTGCCGGTCGAACCGCTAATAAGTACTGTAAAAAGATTGCTGCTATCGTTACCAATTACGGCGCCGACAGAGGCTGTGCCAACTACATGAGTTGTATTCCCAACCCCTTGATTGACGCCGCCGCCGCGCAACGAACCACTTAAACGAACAGATCCATCATCGCAATAGAATATAGCAGCCAATTGTCCAGTTCCAAGGTCGCGAGCGGCGCCGCTAGTAAAGAGCCATAGTCCGTATGCGCCACCTGTAGTAACTCCGGAGTCTGTGTTGTTGTTGCTTGTTGCCCAGCCGGCTTTGGCGGCTGTGGCGCCGGTTTGGTCCACGCTCTGCTGTCCGAGCAAGCGTACATAAGTAAGAGGAGCAACATTTGCATTTAAGAAAGCTTTTGCGGCATAAGTTCCATACATTGGAGACTGATAGTTGCCGTCTCGATAGACATCACCACCACCACCGCCAGGAACAGTCTCGCCAAATACTTCAACAAATTTTGAATATGATTCAACCTTTATTGGCTGCATCGCTAAGCCACGTTTGGCGCGCCCAATTACAACGGGACCGATCAACTCTGCGGATTTGGGGATAAAGGAGTTATCAATCTCGTTAATGAATACTCCAGGAGATACAAATTTAAAATTCTTTACTGACATATTGTGGGTCCCTCTTTATAAAAACAAGATAATATGATGTTACAATCATTAGTTAAATAGTATTTTTAATTCCAAAAAGCTCCTGAACTGTAAAGAAAAAAGAATGTTTACTTCAGGATGTCGCCAAGCTCATGAGTAAACTGGCCAAAGATGTTAGGAACCCCTGTGGGAGCGTCATTTTCTTGCGGGAATGTTACTTCTACCGTGTTTTCGTCAATTCTAACAATCGGACGATCATCGTTTTCGTTTTCTCCAATTAAATATCCAAGAACTTTAATACTAATCTCGGTTGTAAACATTCTCATTTCTTCGCCTAAATTATTAACGTTATTTGAATGGGTGAAATTCTGATCGATGAAAGCTTCATAAAGATGGCCATTTCGTTTTAAAATAAATGAATTAATCTGGCCCGTTCTGCCAATAAAAGGAGTAATAAGAGTGTTCATCTGTTGTTGGTATTCTGACTTAATGATGATTTTATAATCAACATTAATGTATACTGGGATCGGAATAGATAACGATTGAACTACTATTTTTTTGTTAATTCTCGGAAAATTGCGCTGGCGCGCGGCATCTGTATTCGTGCGGGTACCCGATGCAACTGCAAAATTTCTTGTTTTATCTTTAACTATTCTTTTTGCTATTACCATGCGTCCCGATCTTCCATCCTTGTTCTTTGAATAAATATGTGCTTGAAATCCCCCTTTTCTCGCGGGATCTTTTGTAATTCCTGTTCTTTCGATGCTTATTAGAGGCAATTTTAGTGCGCCAGCATTATCTCTTATTTCTTTTTTGTTCTTAATCTGAAATGCTCTTTCGGGCGCTTGCCACAAAACAGGTACTTGGCTATATCCCTCGTTGGTCTTTGTACTTAAATTTAAATCCTCTTTTAGCCATGAAACCATAGCATAATCAATTGTTTCTATAGCCGATCCTAACATTCCCACCGCTTGGAGAGTGAGGATGCTCTCGCCACTGCTTCCTGTGGGAATCATCGCAAAATCAAAATTATCAGGTAGCATCGAATAACCCCTTTCTGGCTCTCTTACAAATTGCAGAAATCTCAAAACTATGATCAACTTGACCAAATAGCTTTTTTGGTTCAGATAGTTTTACTATTTCGTAAAAGAAGTCGCCATATAAGACAAAATCGCCCTCACGAACATAAAGATTTTGATCTTCTGTTAATCTTCTTCTGTGAAAATGAATAGAAATTTCCCAACTTTTATCAAGGCCGGCGCCTTCCATATATTCAGTAACATAGTCTGTAAATTCAACTAATGCATATACTCTCACTGGGGGCAAATATGTTTTTTCTATTGCTTCTCCATATAGTTCATGAAAATTAGTAGTTTCTAAATCAACAGGATAATAAAGAACTTGCTGGCCAATAATTTTTTCTATTAATTCATCATTGACCTGTTTTACAAGATCTCGCTCTTTTTTTCCTAAAAAGAGGGGAGGTGGTGGTGCGGGTGGTCTTTTCCATTCATCGGCCATTCTCTACTTTATCCTACAAAAATTGGTAACGGGGAATATTTAAATGTTTCTGCTGCGGCCGTAGCCTTTTCTTGATCTTGCTTAATTAATGCTGTATATTCCATTTCTTTCAACATTTCAGCTAGTTTGTCTTTTAGTGCTGTTTGCTCTTCTTTAGCCTGCGCAAGAAGTTCAGCATGATTTAATGTAACAGTTTCTCCGGGTATCGGCATTGTAGTAAATTTACCACGAATTTGTCCTAACATTTCCTTACAAAGGGCTAAACAATATTTTCTAATCCACTGTTTTCCTATTGCATTAATATTATTATAGGGAAGATTGTCAAAAGGAATTGTGTTGATATTATTAACCCCGTCGATACTTCCTGTATAATCCTGTGTTGCATCCCAAGCATTTCCATCAATATAAAACTTAACCCAAATTCTATCTTGCTCGTCAAATCCCCAATAACTAGGAGTCGGAAAAAGTCGCAATTGATTGTCTATTAATTCATAAGAATAATGCGAGGTTCGTGTGTAAATCGAGTCTTCATACATAATGGCCTGTAACTTGTTTTGCCACGTTGGAATAATCTCAAAAGTAGAATCATCTGCAAACTGGCCATAAGTAGAATAATTGCCAACAACGCCTACTCCTCCATAGTAGCCATAGAAGCGCCACATTGCTCTAGGAGACTTGTAAAAAACTTGTGTGACTGTCACCCTTTTATCATTAACTTTCCCGCTAAAACCGACTGCATTGCCGCCGTCATCTTCACCAGAGTCGGATGCATCCATAATAATTTTCTGTAGGTCATAATCTTGTATATCTTGCTGCGGGGAAAGGATGCCGAATATTCACGAACAGTGCCGCCCACGCCGGCAACCGATGATAGCCCTTGACCAACTTTCTTAGAATATGCCATTTGAAATCTTGGATATTTTAAATTAACACTATCTGGGCCCGTTTTTTTGTCGCCTTTATGATCAAATGTACCGGTAGCGTTCCCTAAAACGTCAGAAAGAACATTCTTGCCCTGATGAAGATTAATAATATATGAATATTCCAGAACCGCCTCTTCATATGCTGCATATACATTATTTGGTGTTAATTCAATGTCTACAACATCACCACCAAGCTTCTTATAAATATATGCTACCTGAAGTGCGGCGCCGCTTAGAAAATCAAGGGAGCCTGTGTAGATACCAAAGGGTACTGCGGCAGCCACTAATCCGGCGCTGCCGGTTGAAGTTAAAACAATTGCGCTTGTTTCTGACGAAGGACTAAGGTTTGTTGGCATCTATATGGCTCTCCTGCTGTAAATAGTTCTGATAAAACAAAACCCCCAGACAAGCTAAGGGCTGTTTTAGAAAGATTAAGTTATTTTATGCAGAAGCTTCGGTTATTGTCTTTTTTGTCGACCTTTTTCTGGATGTGGAGGGCTTCTTCTTTTTTGGTACGGCCGTTTTCTTCGCCTTTGTTGTCTTGGGTGGTGTATTAGTTACGACTTCAACCACTTCGGGCGACACTTCTTCAATTGTTTCGGTTTCGACAGCCGCCTGTTGTGCTAAAAGTTTGACTCGGGGGTGTGCGCGGCGTTTTGCGGCAAACTTTGCTTTAGCTGAGTTTAATCTTCTTTTCTTTCCCATGAGGAACTCCTTGGTTATATAATAAATAGTGTCTATTTGACAAAACCGAAAATCTCGAAAAATCGCCGGCGGTATTTTTCGGCAGATCGGTGTTTTTATACCTAATTCTCAAAAAGAAAACCCCCAACCTATTGGAAGGGGGTAAAACTTTAAAGGTTTATTTTATAGCTTGATAGCTGTACGATTACTCAAGGTTTAACCCTCAAGGTTTAACCAAATAACACTATTATCAGTGTTGCCATTAACAACCATGACTGCTCCGAGATTTTGGAGAAGATCATCCGTTGCGGGAGCGACACCACCGGCGGTGCCACCGGACCGGACAGCGTGATTGCCCAGAACTACAGTTCCAACAGTAAGAACAGAACAGGGTCCGCTCACTTGAACCCAGCCGTAATAATCCGCTGTCATATCTATAACGGTAACACCAACAACAGGGCCGGTTTCGGCGGCTGGAGCCACAACAAGGTCATTGTATGGCGCAGTTATTAAGTCAGCTTTGCTGGATGTAGTTACTGCAGTTACTACCTTGTCATACAGCTTAAGCGTGCAGGTGGTGTCTACGCCGGCATCGACGGCAGCATGTGATTTGATTCTCATAAGCTGGCCTTGGCCGGCACCATCATTAATGTGAAGATAGCCTTCTGCATACAGATTCTCAGCAGCATCAGTGTCGCCGCCAAATGTTACAGGCACCGACGTTAACCCAGCGGCTACACCAGCTTGCACAGCCATGTCGCGGTGGTTAGCGTTAACAAGCGGTGCAGCTTGTAAACACTTGCCAGCAGTAACAGCGATTCCACCGATACCTGCATAGCGAAAAATTCTATCTCCATAATGAAGCAATGTGCCAAAGTCAAAATGCTGTGTTGCAGACTCCGTAAAAGGATCTGCTGCACCGGCACCGCCGGCGAGTATGCCTGCTCCACCATTCTTCCCTACAACAACTGCAGTAGGGCCTTGAGCGCCAACGCCGCCGGCGACTTTTCGAAGCACCAAATTCTGAGATGTGGCGTTCTGCCAGTTAATATCCCTCTTTAAATTCTCCATTAACGCCTCAATTCTCGCGAGGCCTATTCTTTTTGTTCCCATAGTTAAAAACCCTCCTTTTATAATCATGTCCCTGTATTGATCTGTTTCGACAATACTAGGGGATAGCTCAAAGTCTACCCGATAACTAGGTTGTGAACTCTCGTTCACCTGTAAGTAGTTCTACATAAATGAAAGCCCCCATCATATGATGGGGGCTTTACATATATTTGCTAGTTAGCTAGAATTAGCTAGTAGCGCCGGCTTCACCAATAAGTCCGCGAACGACAACTAGGCCGTACATATCGGGACGTACCATCTTCTTGGCATACCGAGTCATCACGCCCTTACGGGGCACGAAGTCTTCAGGGCCAAAGATAGTGGGTGTAGTCTGCAGTGGCACGTAAGGTGCGTACACGTATCCGCTTTCAAGGAAAGAGGAACCGCGACGACCAACGAGAATCACGTTTCGCAGGAAGTAGGGGTCAACAATGACATCAAACTTCTTAGAAAGTGATCCAACCTTAACGGCACCAACGCTACCCTTCTCATCATCGTGAGTAACAGAAGCACGGAATCCCGCAGTGAACTCAAGGAGATTAGCGACTTCAGGTCCGCAAACCAGGAAGTTAGCTCCACCTCGTAGAGTCTTACGATGGATCTGTGCAGAGACATCGTTGATAGTTTCAACAAGCGTCTCATACCACTCACTCACAGTACCGGTGAAATCGGGAGCAGCAGAGCTAGCGCCAATTTCCAGGCCGGTTGTACGGTTCACAAAGAGACCGGGAGAGCGTGACCAGTAGAGTGTACTAGCAGTTGCACCATTAATAAGATCGGTAAGGATCTCACGGTCAATCTCAAGAGCAATTTGCTCAGAGAGAATGCTTGTCAACTCAACTTCAGCATCAAGGTTGTGGTATGCGTTAAGATCTTGTCCCAACTCAGGAGTCCACTTAGCCTTGAGCTTCTTGGTCATAGCAGTAATCGCCACGGAATCAACCTTGATGTCGATTTCGGGGATACTCGGCTCGGCTTCCAAGCCCCACACAGACGTACCAATGACGGAACCCAGTGCACCACCAGCCGTAAGATTATCATCCAACGGAATGGTAAGGTCGAGAGCATGTGCAGAACGCGTAATGGCCATGACACTATTAGAGCTACCATTGTTTAATGGAACAGCACCACTAACATTTGCGAACACAAGGTTAAACCTGTATCCGCTCTTGCTCGGATCTTGGTTAGTACTACCACTAGCAACCTGCGATAGACGACGTATAAGTGTGACATTCTCATCGAAGATATTGTGGCTACTTGCCAACATTTGAATTGCAACTAAATTATCAACATCTAGCTGCTCTAAATTACCGCCAGTTCCACCAGAAAGCTCAACCACACAAACACTGGAGCCAGAAAGGTCGACGTCATACTTTGTAAGCTTGTCGAGCTTTCCTTGATTCGCAGCATTTAATGGGTTTGCGCCGGCGCCAGGGGTTGCCCCAGCAGTACCAGAAGCCACCATAACGGCGCCTGCCAATGAGATGGCAGTCACAGAACCAGTTGGTGAGGAGTAACCGTTGTTAAGTCCATAAGGACCAGCTTCAACGCCACTACCTGTGAGATTCACACCACCGGTGATTTCCTTACCTACTCGGCCGCCACCATAAAGCGACTCTTCGCCATCGCCACCATAGCCCAAGCGGGGTAGCCCGGGGCCATTACTGGAGACGGTGAAATCCAGGAAGAAGATGAGACCCGAGGGGAGACTCATCGGTTGAACGCTAACGAGATCGTTTGCGATCAATCCCGCGAAAACACGACGGACAATGGGGAATGCGACGGCTGCGAAACCTTCGACATCTCCACCGGCCATGGTAGAACTTTCACGGAGAAGCTCTTTTGCTTGATTTTCAAGCAAGCGAGCCATAGATTGGCGAGTGCGGCTACTCTCCATGCCTTCAAGAAGACCTGTGCGCTCCCACTTTTCTAATAATGCATGCCCTTCAGCCTGCATATCACGATTGACAATACCTTCTGTCAATCTTTCAACTATACCAGCCATTTTAAATACCTCCTATGTTAATGTATTTGTATTAATTTTACTTAATACCTGCTAGTCTTTTCATCCTCTCCGCTAACGGATCGGATGATGTGCTCTCTTGACGAGAAGCACGAAGAACAGAAGTACGCTGACGACCAAGTGCTTCGTTCAGTGATTGTGGTTCTCTCCTTGGAGAACTCCCCACTGTACTTTCTAGCGTGTGATATATTGTCTTTGCTTCTGTTACTGAACCAGCTTTCGAAATAGCGTCGGCAATTTTTGATCTTTGCCGCTCATTTAGGGAGGTATTTCTTAAAACACGGTTCGTGTAAAGCAAGCGAGCATTAGAAAGGTTTACCTCTCGGGTAGCCCCTTGTAACTCTTGTACTACTTGCTTATGTTGTTCAAGTGACTCTGTGAGTTGGTTATTTTCGAAAACCAACTCTTCTTGAGCCTTCTTTAAAGTCTTTAATTCTTCTTCGACATCAGTGCTGCGTCGATGGGCTAATTCTTGTTCAATCTCCCACTTCATATCATATGAAGATCGTCCTGCCCAACCAGAAAGGGAGGCACCCATATCGACAGTAAGCTTTTCTACAATAGCATTTATCATGTCATCGGAAATGTCTAATTCTTCTTCGAGATTAGGGCTCATTTTGGCTGAAAATTCTTCGGCCTCGCCTTCTTCTTCGGCGCCAGCGGCTTCGCCAGCATAACCCTTAGATTCATCAGATTCGCTGCCAGCATCATCATCGTCTTCTTCAATAACTTCTTCATTATCAGCAAGAAGCTCTCTTAAGGTTTGCTCGTTGATATCTAATTCTGTTTCATTCTGCATATGTTGTATGGTTTCTTGAAGAGCATCCAAATTAATTTCAACATTAACCTCTTTGCCAGAAGTGGCAAGGTGATCTAGATTTTCGCCTTCATTCTCAGAAAGATCATCAGTTGCTGCGAGAGGAATATCTTCAGCAATTTCTTCTACGGGGCCTGCTTCGTCTTCGAGGCCCATTTCAGGGGCGACTGCGGGGTCGGCGCCGAGATCTAATTCGGGTGCACCTTCTGGAGCGCCGAGATCGAGTTCGGGGGCGGCCAATTCA